GTTTCTACTTGAGTTAGTGGTAACGTGACGGAATGTTGCACTAAAACCTACAAAATAAATTCCTTTTTTTGTAAATTTAAAATCATAATTACTAGAAGATCCGACATCAAAACCAGCATTAGATAACGAATCTACCCAACTAAAGTAAGGGTTTGTTGTACCAGCAACAAAGAGCATACTACCACTCGTTTGTGCGGAATCAGTAGCTATTTTCCCTTGAATAAAATATTTTTTATTACCAAATGTTTGGTTGACATTATCAAGCGTCACCACCCCACCACTCTCACTCAGCACATTATTGCCAGCACTATCCGTAAGCACTACATCACTGGTAGATCCTAGCTGAATCTTTGCTACGTTATTATATGTGTCATGCGTGGCAAGAGTTTTGCCACCTACTTTCAGTGTTCCGCTCATTAGTTTTCCGGTGGTGTAGGCCAGTTAATGCCTGTTAGTTGTCCGTTTTCATCCAGTGTAGGAGTTGAGTTTGCTGGTAGATCCCGAAGTTCTTGGCAGTAGTCAATCCATGCTTGGGATGGGGTTAGGTCACTGCGGAAGCGCCAATCTGTAAGAGCAATACGTCTATCTCTTTCAACTCTAAGTAATCTCATTGGTTCGGCTGCTTGGAGTTCTGCGATTTTGTTAAGAATCAAATCTTGATCAAGAGCGATTTCATTACCATCATTATCGTATGCTCTATTACCACTGATTGTGACTACATCTGGATGGGTTTTGTAAATGGCTTTGTGTCTCATCCTTGTATCTCCATCACGGTAATTGTCGAAATAACTCTAGCGTGACTAGCGTCGTTACTCTCGGTATAAACTCGATTGATAGCTATTGCCGTTCCTTCTGTAGCTTGGTTTATAGCTCCCCATTCCAAACTATAGGTAGTGCTGCTTGTTGTAGCTGGACTGTCTAAAAAACTATTCGATAAGCATGTTACACTTCTTTCACTAAAATCTTCAGCCCCATAATCAGCACCAGTAAATGCAGTTGCTTGAGTCTTAGACATATCAGAATCACCAACTCCGATTGGTGTTGCGCCTCTCATTAACCGAAACATCTGCGCCCGATACGTCCCTTGGGAAACGTAAACCGTAAACGAAACCAAGAATTTGCTACTTGTACTCTTCGGATTACTAACAGTAATAGATAATTCGGTTATGCCTGTCGATGTATATGACGTGGACGTGGTGCTTGCTGTATCAGTTTTACTAGAAGACCAAACATTTAGAACCATATTAGCAGGAAACACTACACCACTATCCAACGTAAGCGTACTCGGTGATTCCGTATGGGTTGCGAGGGTTACACCTCCGACTTGTAGTGTTCCGCTCATTGAGGTTTCTCAGGCCATGTAATGTTGGTCAATTGTCCGTTTTCATCTAGTGCTGGTGTGCTGTTTGCTGGTAAATCTCTAAGGGCTTGTCGATAAACTCTCCATTCTTCGGACATCGTTACATCAGAGTTTGCCATCCAATCGGATTGTTGGAGTAGTTGGTTGCGTTTTTCTCTGAGTAAACGTAGAGGTTCTGCAGCAATTAGTTCAGCTATTTTTGCATCAACCGCTGCTTTTGATGGTTTATTTTTATTGTCTCCTTGCCAATCAAGATCATCATAGTTTTCAGAATCGCAACGATACGGTTCATTCAAATTCATTAAATGTAATGCTTCCGCAATCCAGAATTTATTATTTTTCATCCTTGCACCTCCCAAACATATATACTAGAGGGATTTGCTTCCACATATCTATTTATATAAGCTGAATTTGTATTGGCTCCATCATCCTTTCTGGCAAACAATTTAAAATAATAAGTAGTACCAGCCGCCAATCCAGTTACCCGATTTAATATTGTTCCAGAGTACATATTGCTTGTTGGTGTATCATTATCAGACCCAATGGCGTTAGATCCTAGCTGTGTATTCGTCCCACCACTTCCTGAGGTAGTTGAATATTTAACTAATGTAGTTAATCGTCCTGCACCAGCATTATCTTGCCCATTAACAACACATAAACAGTAAATAAAATTTGATGATGATGCTGGAGTAATTGAGGTTTGAAAATAATAGGTTTCACTTGTTGGTACGGAAGCAGATCCTGCTGATGGTGAGTAAGTTGTAAAATTATGATTGATCACATGCCCAGCAGGGAACCCTGCACCAGTAGTTACTACTTGAGCATTCTCAGAGAATACCTCGACCCCATTCATTTTGAAGGATGCGTTGCTCATACTACGTTTAGCGTTCCAGTTACGTTAATTGTGCCTGTAAAATCTGCGACACCATGTGCTATCGTCAGGTATCCGTAAACATTTGTTGTTCCTGCCAATTCCGTATCTCCAAAGAATGCTACATTTTGTCCTGTTGGAACCGTCACATCGTCTGAAACTGTGCTATAGTGCGACACCCTGTCATGTGACACCAAAACTGCACTCCGACTGACTACCGTTACCACATCTCCATTTGCAAGCGCACTCGCAAAGGTAATGACTCCTGTTGCTGCATTGATACTCGTAATGTCCGGGGAACCACCTGTGGTCGTAAGCTTGACTCCATTCAGAAAGACATGAGTGTTTGTAGCATTTAACGGATAACTGAAGGTAACGGTGGTTGGTGTACCAGAGATGGTGAATTCTTCAATGTACTCACCCAGTTCTGTCTGTCTCTTCGTAATGTCTCTGCGACCTGTGACAACTACGATGTCTCCATTGACTGCTGCATTGGTAAGCGTGATCGTTGATGCATCAGAATCCAGTGTGTAGTCATCCTTGCTCAGTAAGACACCATTTCGATAGACCTCCAGAAACTCAGAGTTTGTGTTAGTAACAAATCCAGAGGTATTGAAAACCGTCTGTGTACTGGTTACCGCAAACTCCTCTCGGAACTCACTTGTATTTAGTACCGGTTGGTTGCCTATGTATGACATTAAGGTTGCTCCTCCGGTTCATCTGCTGGTAGTGGTTCGTTGCCTTCGGCTAACCATTTCAAGTATGCTTGGTAGTCTGTGTTGGCTGGATCTAGTGGTATTGAAGCACGATCTAAAACTCTTTCTATTCCAGAGAGTTCATTTTTAAATTTAATTTCTTTATACATTACAACTCTGCAGAAATAAGTATGTCTTTTCGACTTTGAAAAGTGCAAGGTTGATCAAGTGTAGTCATTCCACTAAAACCTCCTTGATTAAATCTTACTATATTTGAATTAGTTGCATAATTAATATTAAATGGAGTACCTGTGCCAATAGTACGAACATCCGGATGGTAAATACTGGTATCATAGGAACCACTAGAGGTGGAAAATGTGGGAGTTGCTCGCATTGGTGTAGGTAAGAAAAAATTTGTTTCAACTGAAGTAGCATTTCCATTTGCCGCAGGTAAATAAGTATAGATAGGAGATATTTGAAAATACCTCTGACACAACGCTAACTCTGTCCCATAGGGCCGATGCTCAAATGGTGTTGCCACTGTGCCTTCTTCAAGCTGGACTCCGGTGATGTAGAAGGTGTTACTTAATGTTTCCATCCAATTAACTTGATTGTCAGAACTTAAAGCATTGTTAGCATTTGTACCCCAAAAACCAGCGGTTGTAGCCCTGTTCGATCCTATTGCAAGCCCAAAAGTAAGCCGAATACCAGCATTGTTGTCGGTTGACCATGTTCCAGATGTATCACCAGGAATGGCTATTGTTTTGTATTCCCAAGTGTCAGCAGAATTTATTGTGTACTCATAAGCGTAGCGTCTGTCAGCAGCAACGTTTGGTCTTAAAGTCCCACCATAAATACCAGTAACGCTAGAACGAACCCAAAACGACAGGGTTATCAATTTTGCATTAGAAGTCCCCCATCCCAAGTCTGCAATGTTGAACCCTTCAATAATATGGTTTAGTAAGTAAACTTCAGTTGAACTTACAGAAGCAACCGCTGTAGTTACAGTTGCCTTCAATGAGTGTGTAAACCCAGTAGGCACAACCGCTGTTGACTGTTCTGCGCTAAAGTAATTGTTAGACATCCCAATAGTAAATCTGTCAACAGGAAAGGCCTCTGTCGTAGTTACTGCCGCAGTTCCTCGTTGTGCAATCCGCATATCCCCATTGATGATCTTATTACGGAAACTCGGAAAGCTACTTGCGTAGGATGCTAATTCGGCTGCGGTGCTCATGATACGTTGATGTCAATAGCTTTTAAATCTTCCACGGATTCTGCCGTGTCACAGAGCATCGTGATGTTTCGTAGGCGAACCTTTTCCGCAACTATAGCAGTCGTATCTTCACCAGCTTCTTGCGCTCGCATGTAGGCAACATCTTGAGCCTCTAACAAAGGCTTGCGTTCTTGTCGGAGAGATTCTTTTTTGATCTCTTTGGCCTTGTCAATATTGATCGTTATCATGCGCCTATTCCATCGTAACTATTTGTGAAATCATAGTCCCACGCATTTCGAAATTCTCGGTCTGCTGGGAGTTCTGAACTGTCGATAATTTTGTACTTGACGCCTGTCGGAACGTCTTTAGCACAGATCTCTTCTAGCGTTAGCCCACAGTTCGGAGCAGGTACTAAAACAGAGATGGTTTCGTCATTGTGAAAAATTGCTAGTTTCATTTAGTCCTTAGTGATTTTGTTAGCGAAAGACTGCAATAGTTACAAATGCAAAATCTTCTTTAGAGTCACTATTTTGATTAATACCTGTGCAAACTTTAATTTGATTTTGATTGATACTAACAAGTCTTTGAGTTCTTCTAACATCAGTATTGCTATTATTTACATTAGCACTTACAAGTCCTGCGCAATTTGCATCTGGCATAGCAGTTGTAAAATTAACAGTATATATCCCTGTTCCATCATCATACAACGAACTTACATTTCCAGAATCACGAATAGGATTTGGAGAACTAAAGTCAGCAGGAGGAGCATCTGGGCCATAGCTGCTTCCAACACTCATAGCTAATGCGCCATCAAAATTCACCCAAGCCCTACACGCATAAACTGGTACAATTTCATTACTCGCATTAAGGACATCTTCCCCAGCGATACTCGCTATATTCCGTGCATTACTCATAAGCTAGGCCACGTTACGTTGGTTAGATTGCCTTGTTCGTCTAGTTGTGGGTCTGCTGTGCTTGGTAGATCCCGTAGGGCTTGTCGGTAGTCAATTTGTGCTTGGGTCATTGTTCTATCGCTTACTGCCATCCAATCGGTTTGCTGGAGGAGTTGGTTGCGTTGTTGACGGAGTAAGCGTAGTGGTTCTGCTGCTTCAATTTCTGCGATTTTTGCTTGGATTTCTGATTCAGATGGTTTA